CGAACTGGTTGTTAGTACCGTTACCTAAGTTCTCGGCATCACCAGCAACCATACCCTGACCAACGTTATAGTCGGTTGAAGTTGCAGTACCAACTGGGTTTAGTACAGCAGGGTTACTACCATTTTGACTGATAGTACCAATACCAGCAGGTACATCAGAGAATGCACTGTTGATACCAGCAGATCCATCTCCACCGAAGTCGTTGGAAGACTGACCTGAGAAAGCAGTGTTTGCTTCGTTGTAGAATGCTTCAGTTCCACTTTGATTAGTGTAACGTGAACGCATTGCAAAGATAAGTCCAGTAGGACCACTCATTGGTTGTACACCAGCAAGGTCGTAAGCGACCAAGTTTGGCATAGAGCGTCTGATTAGACTTATTAATACTGGGTCGAAACCAGCAACAGGACCAGCAGCAGCAGAGTTACCGCCGAAGCCGCCTTGATGGGCAGCAGCGTTTGCTGAGTTTGTTGGTGATTCCATCAAGGATGTACCTTGACTGAATGCTTGCTCCTCTTTGAGGAATTTTTCTTGGTTTTCTAGTAGAACTGCGGTTACCGCTTTACGATGTGGATCGGTGATACCACCATCGTGATCCAAAAGGGGCTTCCACTTTTCGACTAGATGTTCTGATTGGAACATCTTCTTTAAGTGTGTAGTTTGATTTAATGTTTAATTCAAGAATTCATCTTGCCTAATGCACTCATGTATTTCTCCATTGTGCCAGAAACTTGCTCGGCAAGTGTTCCGTCAGTGGCTTCCATCAGTGTATCTGCGGCGGATGATTGAGGTGCAACCTTTTTATCAGAGAAATAAGATTCTCTCAGTGTGGTTAGCTTCTCAGTGTACGACTCTTCACTTTCAAACTCAACACCTTCAGCAAGTGTAGCGAGCTTCTCTTTCTGTGTAGCAGCAAGACCTTCAGAAACACCTGAAAGTATTACATCTGAAGCAGACTCAGAGAGTCTTTTGTTCAGTTCTACATTTTTTTGGAGTTGCTCATTGAGTTTAGTCTCCATGTCATCTAACTTCTCTACCATAGTAGAGACAACATCATATTTTTCGTCAGGGATTGATACATAATGATCTTCAAAAAGACTCTTCATTCCACCAAGGAATGATTCAGTCATTTCTGTTTTAAGTCCGTGCTCAACTGCGAGTTGGTTTTCCTTCAACCACTCTGCAGCAACGTACTCAAGATATGAGTCAGTACGTTCTGTGAGCTCAGCTTTGTGTTCTGCTACTGCTTCATTAATTGCAGTAGTCTTTTCTTCATCAAGTTTTGACTTGATTTCAGAAACCTTTGAGTTAATGGCAGCTTCAAAGATTGTTTTTGCTTTCTCTCTGAATTCTTCAGAAAGTTCTTCGCCACCTAATAGAGCATTGACATCATCTTCCATGTCATATGTCTCTACAACTTCTTCTTCAACAGGTGTTTCAGCAACAACTTCTTGCTCATCAGTAAGTTCGGCCTCATCGCCTTGCTTAAGATTAGATGCGGTTTGTGCTCCCATTGCTCCTGTTTTACCTTTGCGGTTGGTAACCACATCAGAAACTTGCTTTATAGTTCCGCCAGGTGTCTTAACTTTATTAGAGTCGTCGTCTGGTTTAGAATTTTGTGGAGTTGGTCCACCTAAATCCTCCCAACTAACGGCAGTTCCGCCAGTAGTGAGTTTAGGCATAGCCTTATCACCAGGATTAGCATTTGCTGTTACGGCATTAGCTTCTGATACCTTTTCCATTTCTTGTAGTTTGCTACTCGCCATTGAAGTTTCCTCGAATTACCTTGTTGTAATCTAAATTTATTTATTAAAGTTAGAGATTTGATAAGAAATCATTAAACAGATTCAACTTGTTCTCATCAAGTTTTTTCTGATCAACTAAAGTGTTGATGGTCTTGTATGTTTTGTGAGCCATTCTTTCACGAAGAATTCCTCCATCCCATACCCAATCTTTTCCTTCCATGATTCCTTCAACAAAGGCATCTGGGGCAGAAGGATCGGCAACTATGTCAGCAGCAGTTGCTAACATAAAGTCGTCTCCTACGACATTAATACCCTCACGTGTTGCTTTAAGAGATCCAATACCTCTTGAAGATACACCGAGTTTTACTCCTTCCTCTACTAAGTTAGCAGCAATCTTACCCATTGGAGTACCAAGAATCTTAGCCTTACCAATGTAGTTAGAACCACTTTCCTTTAGAGAAACTATCTTATGTGAAACTCTATCGAGATTCACAGTTGGTCCTTCTGGATGTCCAAG